ATTCCAAAAGTGCCATTGCTAGTCTGTGTTAATGTAAATGTGCCTTGTTTCTGTATTTGCGAAAATTGACTACCATTTAAAAAAGTAGTTATAGTATAAGGGACAGACTCATATCCAGCGTCAGGAATTATTTTTAAAGACGTTGTAAAAGTTGTTTGATTACTTACTGACAAAAAATTAGGGGAAAAACTAGCAATATTTGTAGTTAGATTTACGTATGTAGTAGAACCTGCCGTGAAGTCAATTATCTTTTCAGCACCACCTAATACATCGTTATTATTTAACCACATAAATAAATCGGTAAACTCTGTTCTTCCAAAAAAATCATTAGAAAAACTTACGTCATACTTTTGTTCTATAGCTTCAATTATTTTTATTAGCTTTATACTTGGTCTCAAATCGTTCCATTTTACACCAACGTCTGCACCTCCACCCCAAGCAATATTTGCTAAGGTTGCTGTATTAACATTGTCACTACTAATTGAATTATAATATAATTGTTTTTTTGAAAAAAAATTATAAATTAAATTACCTGAAAACAAAGAAGAAGTTAAACCAGCTTTTACATTAGCAGAATTAAATTCGTGAGTGAAATCAGAAAAATCTAAATCGCTTAATAAATCTTCTTTAAACTTATCTTTTAAGCTAACTAAGTTCCCGAAGAAATTAATAGTATAGGCGTATGCTTTACCTTGCTTAACCTGAACCTTTAATAATCTCCATTTACCGTATTTAAAAGGTAATCCACCAAGCTCTATTCTACCATCAACTTTAACTCTAGCATCGAATGTATTATCAATATTAGCATTGTAGTAATGCTTGAATAATTGATTGTTTACCTTTGATGCTGGAACTGTAAAGCTTTTAGTATATTCGGTTGTGTTTTTAGTTATATCATTTACATTAGCTATTGAGCTGTTTAATTCAACGGCTTCATCCTTAAAAGTATCTAACTTAATATCACCTATATAAATATCAACTATCATACGTTATTTATCTTATTAAACGCCTCTTCAAGCTCTATTTCGTAGTTAATTAATCGGTCTTTTTGTCTAGTTTTATACTCAATACTAGAGGTAGAAACATTTAAAGGTGTAAAAATCTCGTCTTTATACATCCAAACTCTTTCACTTAGTAGCAATTGGGTAAATGTTTCGTTCATTTCCTCAGATAAAAAACCGCTATTTACTTTAAATTTTCCTCTGCCTTGTACGTTAAACTTAACAAATTGGTGGTTCCCTGCGCTTGGCTGCCCTCTATCGCTTTCAAACTCCTCTTTTGAAGTGTTTAAACTTTCTGTTTTAGCTTTAAAAAAAGGTATTATTTGACTTGCCCCCTCTTTATTTTGGAAATAAATATCAATAGGAGTGTATCTACACTCATCAGTTATCAATAAAGTTGTGGTAACGCCATTAAAAACTATCTCTATATACTCATCAGTAGTAGCTTCTGAAACATCTACCCATAAACTTTGCACCATTTCAGTAGCGAGTAAAGATGTTGGCTCTGCTATGCTTTCGTTTATCTGATTGTCGGGATATGAAATTACTGTTATCATGATACTGAAACTATATTGCTGTAAATATTATTACCTATTAACGGATTAAAAGCGTAAATCCTTGTTTCAAATACTCCACCACCTATAGATACTATTCTGCTTTGTGGCGATGTTGTTCCGCTAAATACTAATGCTGTACTCCATGCACTACTACTATCCAGTCTAACCTGAGAATATAATTGTGCGAATGTAAAACTCGATGTAAAGGCATAGTCATAAGTTGAGCCTGTATCTAAAGTAACGCTGTCTAACACCAAAGTAGATGTATCAACCGTTTCTTCTATCAGGATGGGTAATATAAAGAAACCATTGCGGCTTACTTTAAATTCTGTACCTGTTAATAAAATATTGTTAGATGGTATTTGTGAGTTTTCTCCATCCATTCCATAACCATAACCCGATAACATTAGTTGAATGTTTTCATAGTTGGGTACAAAATCAGCTTCATCAGAAGTAGTGTAAAGTATTTGTGTCTTAACCCAGTATTGATTAAATCCGTCTATCAATTCAGTTACCGTAGTGTCAAATGGCGTGAAGTCTATAAAGTCATTTACTAACGGAGAAATGTTTACTTTATCACTAGCGTTTGAACCTGTTACATTGTCTTTTGTAATTTCATAAGATGGATTTATTGGAGGAATATTTTTTAACCCATTCCAAACAAATATCTGCAAAGTGTATGACGTGCATATTTCCTCACTTATTGGGGCAACCCACGGGATTGTTAAATAATATGGTGATAATGATTTTATCATTTTAAACTTGTCATTAATAGATTATCTAAATCTAAATTATACTTCTCAATCAATTCATCAGGTAATTTTTTAAAAGCTAATTCAAAAGGTCTTTCAAAAAAGTTAGTCGTTTCTAGTCCTTTATTCCAAATGCTATTTCTAATTAAAAAAGCCGTTTGGCTATAACTCATAAATTGACCGTTACCTCTATTTTTAAATTGTATTCTTTTTCTTTTTACCCAGCCGTCAATACCTTTTGTTAGTCCTCCAGTTCTGCCCGTTCCAGTTCCGAATTTAAACGGGCTGTTCGGTGCTTTTCCCGAGCTACTAACCCCTTTCACCCCCTTATCAATAAACTGACCGTAATCAGTCATTTTGAATGATAATTGAAAACTGTTTTTACTTACTCTTAATTCATAGCTAATCGAGTTATATAATTCGCCTGTGTCTTTCTTTTTCTTTTTACTAAGATTTGTTCTAGACTGCTGAACTATAAACTTACCGAACGCATCTAAAGATTGTTTAACTTGGCTCACAAAGGTTAATGGTTGTATTTGGCATTTCTACTTGAAAAGTCATTATCCAACCGTCTAATAAATTATGACGTTCAAAACTTTGAATTTGAAAAGTAGGGTTTTCACTTGATGTTATATTATTCTTTTCAAAATCAGTGTACATTTTTAACCACAACCTATTTAAAACCGCTAAGGTTTCGTTATGATTATCAACTTCATTATCCTGCTCCCAAAACTTATCATTTACAATTTCTTTATTTATATCCCTAATCCCAAAACAACCTAATTGAATATCAAAAATAACTGTATTACCATTTGTGAAACTTCCACCGCTGATATTAATATGTAATAGATTAAAGATGTTTTTTTTATTCAAATCTAAATCTTCGAATGAACCTTTTGTAACCGTATTAACAAATTGGTCTGCTTCGGCTAGTTGTTTGATGTAATAAAGTAGTTGAGTGTAATGGTTCATTATAACTGTATTGTATTTTCGCCTGACGGTTTCATTAACTCCGCCTTTAGTTTTTGTTTATCAATCTTATGCGCTAAAAATAAATGTATTTCGTGAACGTTTAATTTTAAAACTTTTTCGTATTTTAATATGTTACCCTTAGCTAACTCATCAATGGTTGCGTACCATCCCCACTTTTGGAAATAGTCGCTTGCAATTCTCCCCTCTTTTGTTCCTCCGTCATATATCTCTGGATACAACTCATTAATTCGTTTCGTAAATTCGCAAAAAAAAACAGCGCACCGTTTACCACATTCATAGGCGTTAGCTTCATAATCTCAGCCCACTCTTCCGTGCCTTTATATTCTTCTATTGAATAAGCACCTAATTTTAATTTAGCTTTTTGCTTTATAGGTCGGAATAAAACAGCCATTAAATTATGTAATGTTTCAACTTCTTGACCGTATTTAGATAAATCAAAATACTCTGCACTTGTAATCTTGTCAAAGTTTGTTATAAACCCAAACTCTACATCTTCAATTTTAAATGTATTAACAAAATCCGATGGCTCATTTAAAGCTAACTCTATTTGAACTAACATATCTTCTCTATCCGAATGAACGATGTTTTGTATATCGTTTAAACGAATGCCAGTAAACAAATGTATCTTTCTATCTTCTAATTGTGTAGTAGATAAATCTGTTCTAGATAGTAATTCTACTAACTTTTGATATTGATACAAAGTTATATCTTTTGAGCTTTCAGGTAATTTAACAATCATAGTTATATAAGATTAAAATTCTTGTTTTGTTACAATTTATCGGATTTCTATTCTATAAGTAGAGCCCAAATGATAAACTATATTATATCTTATTCCGTCTATTGAGTGGTTATAATTATCTAAATATAATTTACTTCCTTTATCTAGATAAACATAGTTGTTAAACTCTTTTATTATATTTAAACTATTGGGTTCGATTATAATTTCGTAATCCTGCATCAAAGATATTCCAAACTCTATTGGTGGTTTATCACATCTAACAACATTATTACCCATTCTGCAAAGTTCATCTATTAATCTACCTTCGGCATTATCTCCTATTATTAGTTTTCTTTCAGCAAATTGTTTGTTTAATATAGCTATTTCTGTCGTTGTTAACCTTGTTTTGTAGAAACATTCTTTTACATAAATCTTTCTTTGCTTCTTATCTATAGCTACTTCAGTCAATGTTGTAGGGTCAACACTATATCCATAATCTTGACCGAAAGATGTTTGTAGATTATCAGGATTGAAAGCCCCTATTTTCCAATTAGTAAATACAACTCCCTCAGCTTTATCTAGCCAGCCACCAAGTATTTGATGCTTGTATTTATTTGGATTTGTTTCTTTAATTCTTTC